TCACATTGCCCACCAAACTAAGGCTAGACATTGATAGAGCGTCCTTAACTACTGCCATTTCTGCAACTATGCGGACGGCGGTTTCTAGCATGCCTTCGCCCAATTTTTGATATTGGCCTAGGAGATCACCAAACACAGCGCCTGCCATGTTGTCTAGCATGGTGTTAATCACGCCGTTCATTTTCTTGGCTGCGTCCTCGCCATTTAAGCCCATTAACTCCACATTCATGGCAGGGATGACGTAATCATTAACGCGCTTGGTTAAGTCACCGCCTAGCGCTGAAGCAAGGCCGAACATAGTATCGCCCATACTTTTAAATATATCGTTAAAAGCTTTCTGGGTGGCGCTGTCAATGCCTGAGCGTTGTTGTGCTGTGCTGTAACTGTCGTCACCAAACCAGCCGCCATCTGTTTTGGTTTCGATGTTAGCATATTGATATGAATTAACATTTTGTCCAGCTCTAACTGCACCTAAACTCGTTGCGTCTGTGCCTATGCCTTGTCCTGTTACTTTGTAAGACTTGTCGCCACCGAAGATGCCATTAACAAAGAAATGAGTAATGCTATCTAAGATAGGGCCAAGTATTGGAACAAAGTGAAGTAATGGCGTTAAGATTCCTGCAAAGTTACCAAGTAGCAGAGATGATCCTAATCCAGCAGCCCCAATAACTCCAGTCATTACAGTTTGAAGGGTAGTTATTGATGGTGTTAAGTTTGCTGTTGATGCCGATAAGCCACCACCCTGATACAAACGAGTAATGACATTGCTAATTCCACTCGCTAACCCTGAAATACCATCATCAATACTTTTCAACACAGGATAATTCTGCGCTTGAATGTCTTTTAATAGCGTATAGGTTTTATTAACGGAATCAGAGCTGGCTGATTTGTCGCCTAAGACAGATCCGGTGTCCGGTGAGGCGGTTGATACGGGTACATGGGTATCAGACCCACCGCCCGAAGCGGCAAAGCCTAGCCCTGCCATAACTGCCAACATTGCAGCGACACCCGCAAAACCAAGCGGCCCCATGTTTCTAAACATCGCCGCCGCCCCTGCTGAGACATTAGCTATAGTCTTACCTATCGTTGACGCAAGTTCTACGGCATCCATTGCCAACCTAGCCACCGATAAAGTAATCTCTATAGCATGAAAGGCTTTAGCCGCTGCTGATTTCTTATCAAACATGCTCGCAGCCGCCCCTGCTATTTGTGCAGCTCCGGTTAGTTGGGCTTTGATATTGTCATTGTTTAGCTTGGCTTCTTCTTTGGCATATTTTGAAACATTAGCGGCTTTCTTAGCAGGATCAGCTTCACTGTCATTAAGCTTTTGCATCTTGCCATTTTCTTCCAGCGCTTTAGTATTAGCGCTGATAGAATTAACCATTGTGTCAAATGCCCCGGCCATAAGGTGAATGCCACCTAATGCGCCATCGAATATAGCAGAGGTGACTTTCCCCAAGTCTGAGGTTTTAGTATTAGCAGAATCTAAGCTCTTGTTATAAGCGTCAAGCGTTGTCGTTGCATCCGTTGCGGCTTTCTTGGAGGCTTCAAGCCCTGCATTGGTGTCGAACTGTGCCACTAAGGGCGCTTGATCGGCTGTCGGAATGCCCTTAGCGCTTAAGGTGGTCGCGTAGTAATCATGCGCCGACATTGTGAGCTTATTGTATTGATCGGTTAAGGTTTGCAGTTCGGTTTTTTCAGTCTCGTTCAGTTTCTTTTTTGCTTCCAGCGCTGTACCGATGTCATAAAGGGCCATCGCCTGTTTAACCATCGCATCGGTGTAGCCTTTCGATTTTAGCGTGGCTTCTTCGAGTTCGCGCGGGGTTTTTGATAGTTCGATATTGTGTAGGTTAAGCGCCGACAATGATTCATTAAAGGATTTCGCTAGCGTATCCTCTGCCTTAGCTGCTTCTTTCGCTGCCTTTTCTCTCTCTTTTATTACTGATAGGCTTTCAGTTGTCGCTAATGGCTTTGGAGCGGCTGCATTAACTTTATTGGCTTCCGCTGCTACTTTTACTTGATTCTTTTCTGCCTCTGTTTTGGCCTCAATCGCTGTTCGCTGCTCGATTAGTATTCTTAGGTTTTCTTTTTCTGCATCAATCATGCTTTTTGCAGCGGCGTTAGGCGTGCCGTTTGGCGTAACATCTAAAATTTTAGCGATCTGGGATTTAATCTTTAAGTTTTGCTCATCTAAATTATTTGAGGATGTCATAAACTCCTCATGTGCTTTTTTCTGTTGGCCAATCTTATCAATGACTACGCCGATTGCAGCAGCTCCCAGTGTGGCTACCATCACTAATGGGTTTGCTCGTGAAGCAAGATTAAAGGCTAGCATTGCTGTATTAGCTGCCCATATCCCTGCTGTTAAAACAGCGATACCGCCAGCGCCAGCCGCTACGGTTTCTAGTCCGCTTGCGATATTTTGCAGGTTTTTATATTGCTCTTTGGTTAAGTTATTAGAGTCTGCAAGCTCTTTGCCCATGCCCTCGTAGATTGCGATAACGCCTGTTACGCTAGAGATTAAAGTAGTTAAATTTTTAGATAATGATTCTGTACCGCTTTTAGCATCGCCCATTTGCAAGGCTGCCTCTGACAGTGTACCCAGTAGCGCGTCCCATGCTTTTGCTAACCCTTGATTCAGTATATCTGACTGTGTTTTTTCTGAGCCACTTGCGCCATCAAGTGCCTTTGAAAATTCTGTAACTTTTCCAGCATTGCTTGATAAGATCAATCCAGCCGCCGCTGCATCAGAGCCAAATAAGGTTATAGCCTCTGCACCGCTCAAGCTTGCCTTTCTGAGCGTGTCTAAAACGGGCTGCAAGCCCTTAGCCTGTATGTTTAAGTCGGTGAAAGCCAGTCCATGTTGTTTAAGAATTTCAGTTTTATCTTTTGTTTCATTACCTAAAGCCACCAACATAGCTTTAAAGTTATTACCAGCCTCACTGCCTTTTATCTGATTATCAGCAAGCACACCTATTGAAGCGCTCATGTCCTCCAGGCTAATGCCGAATGTTTTGGCTATAGGCGCGACGTTTTTCATGGCCTCGCCGATTTGCTCTACATTGGTGCTAGTATCTGCTGATACTTTAGCAAATACGTCATTAATTCTGCCAAGGTCTTCAAGACCAAGGCCAAGCCCTTTCATTGTGCCTGTTGATATTTCTGCGGCTTTTGCTAAATCAAGGCTACCAGCCGCCGCTAGCCCCAAGACTCGTGGCGTTGCTGCTAAAATCTCATTAACTTTTAGACCTGCCGAGGCTAATACTGCTTGAGCGTCTGCGGTTTGTTGCGCTGAAAATGCTGTGCTAGCGCCAAGTGATCTAGCTTGCTTTTCCATCGCTTGCATTTCAGAGGTGTTAGCATTGGTTAGGGCTCTGAGAGATAATAATCTAGTTTCAAAACTAGCGACCTCTTGAATGACTTTAGTAAAGGCAATTCCAGCTATTGCAACGGCGGCAATTTTAGCCATACCCGCCATTGAGCTTAATTGAGCGCTTGCCCTTTGCGAGGCCCTTTCTGCTGCGGTTAATGACGCGGATGTTCTATCACCAGCATTGCTTAATTCTTGGAGCTGTTGCCTAGCTTCCAGTGCATCAATGCGGATGCCAAGTGTTGCAATATCCATCGTCATGTTTTAGCCGTCTGTTGGTAATGATTTAAAAATACAGTATCTAGCTGTTTGATAATACCCACATCCTGTGAGCTTATGCGCTTATCCATTAGCCTGTTCCATGCGTCAATGTCCGAAAAACTAAGCGGCAATAAACCATTCATGCCGCTAGTTCTCGAACCGTTTAACTCTAAAAAATCCCGCCAGATATATTCCAGCGTCTCTGGAAAATCAAAGGGCTCAAGTTGTTGCAGCCTGATGCCCGTCTGTCTCTCTAAAGACTCAAGGTGACAGCGTAAGGATTCGCCATCGCCTTGAGCCGAGCTGAGTGCTAACTCGTTTTCAGCAAATAGAAGTAACTCGTCTATTTGCTCTTGGTAAAATTTGACATTAGATCCGACGCGGCACTGACTTGGTCGCGTAACTCTGGATTCATCCGGCAAATGGTTAAGGCCATCGCTTTGCTAAACTCGACCGGCTTCCCGTCATTGTTTAAACCCGTCCAACCGATGATAGTCGTGGCGGCTAATTGAATACCGAACTCCTCATCTTCCTCAACCTTTCGATAATCGTCTTTGCCTTTTTTAGCCAACATACGTTCACGGTCGCGCATATTGTTGACGGCTTTACGCGTCCAGTCTTTGACTGCATCAGCGTGTTTGCCTAGCACTGTGATTAAAAATCCCTCACCAATGCCCGTTGCTTCTGGGATAAATTCAAACTCATAACCGCTTTCTGAGGTGCTTGATAAATCTAAACTTGATAATTCCATGTATATTCTCGTAGTGTTTCGCGGCTTAAATCTAAGCCGCGAGTTTTAGTTAACTTAAACGGCTTGTGAATCTTGCACCGAGATGATTGTATGGTCGTTGGCTAGTGCTGGGCCGCCTGCTGGATTGATTCTTGCTGTAAAGGCATAAGTGCGGATAACAGCCTTTTCGCCATCGTCTTTGCCGTCTGAATCTAATGTCACCGCTGACATGGAGAACGACACAAAGTCACTGGCTGCGCTTTGGTTATCAGCGACAATCGCCACTAGATTGATTTGTGTTGCAGCCTCAAATAAAGCGCTTAAGGTTTGGTCAGCATAAAAGGCCGTAAACGAGCCTGATACATCAACACTACCGCGTTGAATGTCGGGTGCTGTGAGTGAGCCAACCACCGCACCCATAGGCGCGGCTTTGCCATCGATGTTGATCGTTAAGCCAGTGACGCTGCTAATAGCTACGCCGTTGACTATCAAAGTGCCGGTGATTGAGGCGAGTGGATTGGTAGTCGTTTCAGCCAATGGAGAAGTTAATACTCTGACCACTCCCGATGTTCGGTCAATACCTGCGCCACTAATAGCAATAGTGGCGTTACCGCTAGACGGTAAACCAATATCAAGCTTGCCTAAAACTACGTCTTTAAACAACTCACTATCTGAGACGTCAGAATGCCAATCTTCACACATGTAATAATCTTTAGTCTGGTTGGCATCAGGCACCCAACACTTTTTACCGACCAGACCAATGGTGCAAGCCGTACCAGCAGCCAGCGTCATGGTGCTGTTGTTCAGCGTTCTAACGGTGATTACAGTGTTAGTGATTGCAGTTACTAGCAGGTTTTTGTTAAGTACATCAGCGCCTAATCCTGTTGCGGCGGTAATTCTTAGCACGTCACCGATTTTAAAGCCTCCTGATACCAACAAGCCTGTACCGGTTAGCGTGTAAGCGCCTACAGTCCCAGCCAAGGTTAAAGCGATCCCTGTTAAGGCTACGGGGGCTGTGAAAATCTTACGTAATACTGAACCAATCGGCGTTGAATATGTGCCTGCTGACAATACGCCGTTTAAAGCAATATCCACTGATCTAGCGCCGTGAACCTTACCTGTTGACTGCTGATGTGAGACTAATTCATTATTGCCAAACGTAGCAATTTTTAACGAGTTGGTTGAGGATTCGCGTCTATAAATTTGTGAGCCAGTCACCGGCGTATACGTGCCGATAGCTGTTTGCTTTAATAGTGCGACCTGTTTATTTATACCGAGTGCAATTTGTGACATTGTTGTTCCTATTGTGGGATGTAAGCATGAAAACGAATCTTGATAGGTCTAACAAATCTATCACCGTCAAGATAAGAGGGTGCAAGTTCGGGTGCTGCTATAACAGTGATAGTGATACCGCCGTTGAGTAGTGCTGTTCCTCGTTTAAAAGTCGTTCTTATTAATTCTATGCGCTGCTCAATCGCACCTGCGCCGGTGTTTTGTGGATAACATAGGTCTAGTTGCATATAGCCGATTTCAGTATAGCTAGCACCAAATTCTCTGTGTTCTGGCTCTGCTGTCAGTAGCCACACTCGTTGATAAGGCGTGCCAGCAATAGGCGTATAGCTGACATTCTGCCAAGCGGTAGCGAGTGCCGGTGTCATTGCGTTAAGCGCGGTTTCTAGTGCGGCTCTGATGCGGGTAATGCTCATGTAAGCTCACCGGCTGCCCGTCTAACGATGGCTTGATATTCTGCTATCGTTAAGCCGACCATGCCCGATGGCGCTTGTGCAGACCAACCATGTTCTAAGCGGATCGAGTAGGGCAGGTTATTAACGATATAATGCAGCTTGCCGGAGGCTTGCGCGGGTATCTGTCCAGCAATATGAGCCACTGTACCGCTGCCGCTTTCGTCGTGGATGTCCGTTGCACCTGTGGGCATTTCATTAGTGCTGTATTGCCAGTTGCCTTTGAAGCGTCCGGTATCAACGGGCGATTTTCTAATGACTGACCTTGCGATATCTAACACAATCTTCTTAGTAACAAGATCGACATTAGAGCGCGTTCGATTGATAAAATGACTCATATCAAGCGCAAAATTACCCGACATCAAGCGCCCCCTAATTGACATTCGTACATGACGACCGTTCCGGCTGGGTTTAACGATTTAATGTTTTTAATAATGTAAGTGATGCCATTGGCTAGGGCTAAGTCACCAACCTTAGGCGCTGTTATACCCACCGCACTCAGTAATAATTGTTTGTCACCCTGCAAAATCAGCGTGCCGTCGGCTTGGCTTAAGCCGCTCATTCTTGCGGGGTAGTCAAAGATTACCCCATGACCAAGCTCTGTGCTCGAGGTCGTCGCAACCGTCCCTGTCGTGGGGTCGTAAACTCCGGCGGTGTTATGAGTCAGCGTGACCTGTTGGCCATACTCACTTAACAGCGAGTCAGCGACAAGTTGCGCATCACCGTAAAAACTCATCTGACGACCTTATGTTCAAAGCCAGCCGCTAGATCAAAGTAAGGCTGTAGTAAGGCGACAATCGCAGGATATTGCACGGCTTTAGGACTGTATTTATCGAAAGCTACTTCAAGATCACCAACCTTAGTCGTGGTTTTTTGCTGGGTGGTATCTGCTAACAAATCACCCGCAGCGGCTCTTAGTGCTAACTCTGCACAAGCTCGTTGTACGGCAATAGGCACGATAGTTGATAGGACATAATAGCCATTAGCCATTACACCTACTCTAGGCCAGTCTAGCGCTTGAATGTTATTGACTCTCAGCCCTTGCCATTGGAGTTTATAGACGCGCTCCATGTAATCGGTGGCTTTTCTAAGTGCTTGTTCTTGTTGCGTAGTGGATAGCGCAAGCCAAGCCGTGTTTCCTCGGCTAGTGAAATAATCCAGCGCTGTCGCTACATCACACAGACTTTCACTTGCTGTGTTTGCTGTGCCTGTCTCTGTGATTAACGCCATTTCAATTCCTAATTAATTTTCTAAAGACTGCCCACTCCTTAGAATGGGCAGCGTTTATAAACTAGCCTAGCAACAATGCCGCATGGTTAGGTTTCCACATCTTGCCGCCGTAGACGCAAGAAATATCAAACATGGCTTTTTTGTAGCCCTTATAAGCTGATACATCAAAGCTTAAGCCTGAGTGTGGGTCTTGAATGGTCATTTGATCGTCAGCATCATCACCGCCCGTAGGTAGGGAAATCGGACGCACTGCTAACTCGAAACAACCTTTGTGTAAGACGATGTTACTTGTTGCAGTTGCGCCGACTGTTAAGGCAACAGCAGAGGCAGCCAATGGCAAGCGTAAGCCAGGTGCGTTAAGTGAGATCGTACCAGCAGCAGTAACACCGACAGCAACCACATACTTATTAGCATCACCTGCGAAGGTAACAACATCCCCTGCTAAGATAGTGCCTGTACCTGTGATGACAGCAATATCAGTCGCACCAACAGCATAACCAGCTGCGCTTGAGGTATAAGACGCGCCTGTACCTTTAGTGACTGCGATAGGCGCTGCTGACTCTTTCAGCATAATGCGTTGTAAGTTCAGTAATTCACCTTGACGTAATAAGGATTCAGTTCCTGACGTATTAACTTGTTGCAACTGTGCTAAGTTTCTAAGCTTAGTGCCAGCAATGGTATTCATGACTAAAGTCAATTGACCGTCGTCAGGGCAACCGTTATCAATCAAGATTTGACGCAATTCAGCGACTTCATTGAAGTTTGAAGCAAATGGAGTTGTGCCAGCCGTACCGAACGCGCGTGAAGCGCCTTTATAAGCCAAGTTCCAAGCATACGCTTCGATTTGGTTAGTAATGGCTCGCATCGCTTGGGCGATTTGGTCGCCATAAATGCTTGTGTAGCCAGCACCGTTATTAACGTGCTTGATGTCTTCACCCGTCCACGGAATCTTAACCGAGGCGGTTTGATCCAAGGTCATAGTTTTGTTATCAACCGTCTGATCTATACCTTCCGGGATAACCATCGATGGAGTGATAGTATCGACAGCCGCTGTGCGAGTGAAAGCCGATCTAATCACGTCACCAATGGCAACAGCTTCAGCGCCTGCGTTAATGGTGACTGAGGGGATAATACCGACTAATTCGCGACCTACCGTGTCGGCTGCTTTGTAAATATCAGCCGCTAATGAAGTTAATACGTTTGCCATGTTTATTCCTATTTAGTTAATCAATGACCGAGCCGCCGCTTTTAGCGAACTCGGAACGTTCTGCATGTGATTTGGCATTAAATGCCTCACGGTTAATTGTTTTTGCTCCGGTATCGCTACCTTTACCACCTTGTGAGCCGCCACCGCCATTGGCCGGAGCGCTTACAAAGTGCTTGCCTTCGTCTGATGTCGCCCATGTTTTTACAAAGTCAGCCACTGATAACTCGCCAATCTTAGCGCTTCGGTTTTCACCGTCAGCTACAATCTGCGCTTGGCCTGCAAACATGGCTTTTGTTGCTGCTAAAAACTGTGGTGCTACGCCATTTTTAACCAGTTCATCCGTTAAGCCGTTGTCGATTAAAAGCTTCTGTGTGAAACCTGTCTCAGCTTTTAACTGAGCTTGTAAGGTTTCCAGCGTTTTAACTGACTCTTTGCCGACCTTGTGAGCCGTGCTTAAGTCACTTGTCAGCTTGTCAATCTGCGCCTCAAGATCAATCACGGTTTGTGGGTCAATCTCTTGGCCCTTCATGAGCTTCTTGTTTTTATCAAGCAACTCCTGATTTTTCGCTTGTAATCCTGACTTTGCGCTATCAACAGCCGCATCGATAAGCGCTTGAATCTCTGGCGTAATGTTCATTTTATTGCTAC